GTAAGGACATTATGTAGTTCTAGCGTTTTTCCGGTCATTTAATATATCTTCAACAGACTCCTTCACCAAATATCGTTGGCTACCTACTTTTATAAATGATCCACCAGCGATATGGGGACCGAACTCTAAGATCTTCTTTTCGTCTACGGTTATTTTACTACCGTTGGGAGCAGTTAAATTCATCTTGAACCTCTAGCTAAACCACATTTCTTGCATTTCTTTGGATATATTTTCCATGATTCTGAATTATATTCTCCACAACTACAGATCCATTTTATTGGAATCTCATTCCAATCAATCAAAGAACACCTCCAAATTTCTGGTGGAAACTAAAGTCTGTATTCAAAGTTCTTGCATATGAGAAGAAGCTGGTAGGAGGTACAGCCATAGATATTACAGCTGCAAGTGCATCTTTCACGTCATCGTGAGGAGGATTCATCACTACGAGTTCTTCTTCTAAGATTTGACAGTTACCACTAGGGTAATGCCATATCTGACCATTATCGTATCTAGGTTCTAATACAGCTGCTATACGTTCTTCCTTAGCGCCTTCTAAACGAGAAGGACGATATTCGTCTACAGACAAAGACAAACCATTAGGACGTATGTAGTTGTTTTTAAGATCATTAACTATTGATATTTGAGCGCCTGATACTTCAGCGCGTATCTTTCTGAAACCCCATTTCTCATATAACTTTAGAATTCTCTTGTAATATTCTGAATGTTTGTCAGTCTTGAACCGATCTATCTCTAGGATGTAATAATTGTTGAAACTGTCGCAACCTACTGTTACAATAGCGCTGTAATCTGATTTCTTTCCGATGGTATAAGCGAAGTCTACAGCTGCAAATATGTTCAAACGGTTGTTCTTGTAATACCATTTACCTTCCTTACAATGTAGGAAGTTCTGATCATAATATTGAAACTGTTCTCTCTTGATTGGAGCTGACTCTGCATCCCGAGGATCATTGTAATACTGAGCTCTGAAGTGTGTTTTATTGAGATACTGAGCTTTCTTAATGGCTAAGATCTTTGCATCGAAACCAAACCAAGCACCATCTGAACGTTGTTGGCGGGGCCAGAGGAACTCACCAGTTCCATCTCCCATCGATTCTACTTCATGTTGCTTAACTTCGAATAGAGAACGTTTATTAACGAGATCACCGATTTCATCGTATTCTTCGACTTCCATTTCGATAAGTCTGGAATATAGATCACTAGGATGATATCTAGTACCTACGACCCATTCGCGTGCACCTACACCTTCTACTGAGGATAAATAACCGTATTGGCTGGCAACTCTATCCCTGCCTTCTTGAGTATATGCGTTGTCTTCGACGACAACGTCGTCCAAGATGGCGATGTCGCAGTGCAAACCAACAATATTGGTAGTGAGTCCTGCTGTGAATACGGTAGGTTCTCTAATGTATTCTTCTCGTCTTTTCGGATGGTCAACGGATATTTCCCTTTCAGTCCACTTCTCTCTACGAGCTTCCTCTGGAAAGACCATATCTGGCCAAAGTAACCGATATTGATCACAAGTCAGAATATCTTTAAGAGCTTTTAATTGTTTGGTTGCGAGATTGGATGTTGCTGATATTAGCAGAATTCTAATAGCAGGATTACGTGTAATCTCCCATGCAGCTCTAAGAACTACAAGGGCCGATTTCATGTGATCGCGGGGTAGAAGAATGAGCTGATGTGTTAAAGCATCTTGTCGTGTCCACCAGGATATCACTTCTCTATGAATATTGCCTAAGACTCTACGAGGTTGAATGATTTCAATGAAACGTTCGAATCTGGATTCAGCTTCTATTCTATGTTGTTCACGAGCTTCTTTAAGCTTGGAAACACGTTGTACTTTCTCTACAGCCTCAATTCTATCTTTAGTACGTTTATTGAGTGAACCCTTAGGCCTACCCTTCTTTTTTTCAGTCGATTCCATGTCCATCTCTACGAAGATAATCTAAAACCTTATCAAATCTGCGTTCAAACAATTCAAGACGATCTTTTAAAAACAATACATCTTTAGTTAAGATAGCTGATTCAATAATCAGCTTATTCAAGATCTTAATATCTTCTTTGATATCTCTTATATCTTCTTTAATAACAGAGGCGTCATACGTTTGTCTCCAATAGAAGCCCGCTCCAGCAAATATAACTGTTACAAGAGTTATTAAAGTTCCTAAACTTATTTCCCAAACAATCATTCACTAAAGACTTAAGCCTATATTGATTTTAATATGTTTAACAGACATTAATTAAGACCTACAATTAGGGTAGCTGTAGTACCTGTTGAAGATACCCTACTAACTTGAATAGGGAGAAGTGTTCCTGCGGGAATACCCGAAAACAACACTGAATTACCATCGCCTGCCATATTAACAGTCAAAGTACCAGCACCGCCTATCCAAAGAGCACGAGTATTTGATGTTAAATCAACACCATCTGTAGGTGTGATTGCGACTGCTGTACTCGCAGCAGCAGTAACATTACTAACAAATCTATTAGCCATTATGATCTTCCTTTTCCAACGGTTTTACCAGTACCCTTCATCTTGGAATTCCAAATCTTAGCGGCTTTTACTGTACCGTATTTACGTTTTAATTTAAGATAACCTGCGGGCATTATACCAATTGCACCGTTTTAACAGTCCCGAAAACCACATTGATTCCCGTTGCTGTTGCCGTCGCATTTCGTGACATCGTAACCGTTGCTGTTCCGCCTCCTGAAACAACTCGTGTGTTTGCTGGAATACCTGCACCAGAAATCCAATCACCATTTTGAAGCACAGTTGTAGGCGAGACACTTGAAAGCGTAGGACTAGTGTTCGTTGTATTTGCTGTAAGAGCTGCAGTAGGCGCGGATGCCCATTCGTTAACAACTACCGAAGTTGTACCTATGTTAGATGTTTGATCATAATAACTTAGAGGATAGAGCAAATTACACGTAACTACGCTACCAACTATACCGGTAATCTGCACAGCCGGAACAGTGTGTTGAACCAAAGACTTGCCAACAGCATTGAACCGCCACATGATTAAATCACCAATTTGCAACCCAGATGGATCATTATTATTAAAAGTCAATGTTGTAGACGTAAAGACAATTGCTGATTGCGCACCGATATTGATATAATTATCGCCAGCACCCGGTTTATACTGGTATAAGTTATTTGCATCTCTAAGTTTACCTTCTGACCAGTGCGCACTTACGCGACTCGACAAACTAAACTGTCTAGATTCATTTCCGTATATAACTGCATTGGTATTGTCAGCAACTCGGCAGTTACGTAATTCGACAGGATACTGAAAATCAAGCGAGCCGCCAATAAAAGGTTGAAATCGGTTAGCCATACGGATAAATGCACCACGCATAGTCAATGGCTGACCAACAAGTGCAAATGAAGATGCGCCGTTGGTCGAATCTTCACTCAAACCACCACCGTTCCATTCAACAGGACTCGATGCCGATTCTAAAACGATTGGACAGCGAGTCTGTGGGTAAAGTGTCTGGTTAAGTACATGGCAATCAAAGCCATCGAGAAGAAGCGGAAAGGAAGATGGCGATGAACCAGTTCCGATTTGTCCCAAACGATGAACACTCTCCGCACGACCTCCGAACAAATTCTGAGGACCAAATGAACCACCCTGTGAAAAACACTCAAATCCAGGACCATATTGGACCTCAATAAGAGTCATGGGATGCCCTTGTTGTTGACCATATTCCAACATATCCACACAGGTACGACAAAATCCAATGTTACCTCCAAAAACTGTGCAGGCATCCGACTGAGACTGACCAGAGGCAATCCCAACTTTTGCATATACAATTTGTGGATTGATAATACGAACATTGTCACCATTAGCGACATTTTGCTCACTGTTGTGCATAATACCTACAACAAAATTCCAAAGACCGATATTATCAAGCACGACGTCAGATGAGCCAGTAGTAGCACCTTGGTAGGTAAGTCCCGGATAACCTCCGTCTGGAGGTGTAGATCCTACTCCTCCATCAATAGAAATACCACAATGTGGACTGTATCGTGAATCACGCAAACTGCCCGTAACCCATGCCGCATTGTACAACATTGGACCGTAGTTAGCTATAAATGTTTGAGGAGCAATATTGCCACCCAACACCATGAAATGTCCAAGATAACAACCGAAACCACGTTGAATAATGATCGCTGGTTTATTTGTTATCGCCGTTGCATCAATTATAGTTTGAGTTTGATTTTTACTAAAACCACGTCCAGCACCAACTATATGACAAGACTGTTGATTACTTCCCTGTTGCGTTACAAACAAAGGGGAAGTGATCTTGTATTTACCTGCTGGAATATAAATACCAACATTGTTGATTGCTCCGAAAGAAAAAGCAGAATTTAACGCAGCTGTATCATCAGCAACACCATCTCCTATAGTTCCAAAAGCCAAGGTGCTCATAACATTGGCTGATACACTACTTCCTATAGTAGTTGCATTAAAAGGGCCTACTAAATCAGGTTTAGATACTCCTACTCTTAAACTATTACAGTATAGATTTTGACCACCTAAATCAACGATGGTACTCATATCTGAAAAAGACATTAGACCTTCTGTTCAGCTGGCCATGATGTGGGAACACCGAGTTCTCGTTCTTTACAGTTTGTGTGATCTCCACCATCCTGAACCGAATACATGAGACTTTCCATGGAAGGACGATTCTGATCTCCTGTTTCAGTGGAAACACAGTATTCGTTGCCTAGATTGTCTTTATATGTGAATTTGGGCGTAGGAAGAGACCTATTTCCAAGATAAGCCATTAATATTCTCCTTGAGGAGTCATATTGGTAGCCGAATCAACAGGAAGCTGTGGAGCTGCTGGCCCCATTAATTGTTGATCCAAATTGGGGGTCTGACTCTGTGAACCCATATGATTTGGTTGAACTGTTCCTTCCGAAGGGAAAGAAGAGTGAATGTGACTTGCTTTTGTCCTTTTTTTCATCTTAATCCATACCCATTTTACCGGTTCCAGAACCAATCTTTCCGCGTGTTGACCCGCCTGGATCCTTAGTCACAGCACCGCCACCACCTAGCCCATGGCCTGACGGCGTGATTGGACCTGAAGTGCTAGATGTATGTGATTTCGAACCCATATGGGAGGGGCTTGCTGAGCCCTGCATGTGTTGATATGACGGTACGTTGTGTACTGCGTAATCCATTATTATTAGTTTCCTTTTCTTTTTTCCATCTCGCCTTTGCGGCTTCAGATTGAAATGTTGATTTTTCTTCTTCGGTCATAGAACTCATACGAGCCTTACCACCTTTAACTGTTACACCTGCACTAAGGATTGCACCCCATTTAATCCGTGCTGGCATAGCGTTATATTTGATATCCATCCGTGCTGGCATTATCGTAATCTTTAAAAAATCCGTGCTGGCATTCCATGCCATCTAATCAAATTAAGCCATCCTGCAGCTGATCGTTTTACATCAGCTTCAGTAAGTTGTTTACCTGCAAAACCTTGTTCCACAGGAGGTGGAGGCGGAATTGGGAGATTACTTGTGTCGATAGACCAGAATTGGTCGATCGGAACGTTGCCTCTAGGGAGAGGCCAATCAGTTTGAATAAAGGGTTGTCCTGATACAAACTGCAATAAAAGCTCTGGATTTGCAGCCCAAAATTGATCAAGAGGTGCAAATGTTCGTGGAAGTGGCCAATCAGTCTGATTAAATGGATTCTGAACAAAAAATGTTGAGTTTAATAGATTCTGTATCCATGTCTGATCAATTGGCTGACGAACCACTGGAAGTGGTGCATTTACATTTTGAAAGAATGGCGTAGGCTTGGGTAGAAGCTGTAGATTATTTTGCCAGAACTGATCAATAGGATTAAATATTCTGGGTAAAGGCCAATCTCTTTGATTGAATGGTGCCTGAAACGCAGGAGCCAATGTATTTTCAAGAAGATTTTGAAACCAATCTTCATACCAGATTGTTCTCTGAGGATTAGGCCAATCCTTTTGTATGAACGGATTCTGTGTAACTGCTGTTAACGCATTACCAGAGACAGTCCAACTCTGATACCAAGTCAGATTAGGTATATTATTTTGACTTAAATCTAAACCAAATGGTTGACCTTGAGGAGTCAGAGGTATCGGAAGACTAGAATTACCTGTTTCTTGCCAAAGATTGACGTTATAATAAACAGGTGGAAATGCATATGTATCTATTGGTCTAAACGGAGTAGGACGAGGTAAAGTAGTCCATTCTCTCCAATCTTGATACCAATTTACAGGATAAGGATTAGGCCAATCTCTTTGAACACGTAAAGTCTGAGTTAATAACGTAGGAACGGGAAGAGTAGTTAATCCACTCTCTGTCCACTTTTGCCATTCGGAATAGACAAATCCCCTTGGAGGTAAGTCGTAGATCTTTCCAACAACAGGATTAGCAGTTACTGCAGCCGCTTTAAAAGCCATTACAGCTACAATACATGTATCTGTAGTAGGATTTGATGTGAATGTTGCTGCTATAGTTCCTGCAGAAGACTGTATCTGACTTTCATCTGCCATAGGTCTGACAAAGCCAGAACCTTGTCCACTATTTCTTATGGTAAATCCAGAACCAACTGTTAGAGCAGTATTACTGATTGCACTTATAGCAGAGCCATAAATTAAATCACCACCAACAGTGGTAGTTATATTTCCTGAAGAAACTGTTGCTCCGCTAGTCTGCTGCGCTATATGCCCATCTAGTGGAGTTGTAGTGGCTACACCCGACCATTCTTGTACTTCAATTCGAGTGACTATAGCACTAGCACTGAATGTGGCAATAATAGAAGTAGGTGCTCCAGATATGTTGGGTAAATAGAATGTCGCCATAGACACACCATCACCTGCATCATCTGTATTATCTACAATATTGTAAGTTACGCCATTATTATCTTTGACACTCGTTAGAGTCTGAGGATCGTTCCAAACAACTGAACCACAGATCAAATTACCTGTTGTTCCCGCTGTAATATTTACAGTTACTGTTGTACCTGAACCATTATCAGCAGATATAGCTTTTTGAACAAAGGTAATAGCCATTTAAAACTTAAACGTCAGGTTCTCTAATGTAACTATTAAATTGAGAAGCTACTGCATTAGAAATATGAGTATCTGTTACTAAAAGTGCTTGTGCAGCTCTATTAGCGAGAGTTAGAGGAACTGTTCCTGCTACTGTAGCATCTGCTATAACAGTTGTATCTGTAGCTACTGTATTGGAGAAAATAGGTACCCAAGGATTTACTCCTTGCGCATTTAGAGATGCTGTAAATACTTGGACTACATAATTAGCACGTTCTCGATGAAAGGGAACAGTTGCTGGATTTTCAGTCGCAACTACTTGACAAAACGTGAATAAAGCTGCTCCGACCCTACCTTGAAAAGCAGGGTCGCCAGCGAGAATAGCAGCGTCGTTAAAAGCCATTAATAAGGCTCATAGATAATATGCACGTTAGCAGTAGTAGACGCACCAGTACCAGCAGACATATTCAAAAGAATAGCCTGACCGAAGGTAACAGGAGGACCTGCAGCAAAGATAGCATTACCAATTAAGGTAAACTGTTGTGTGGGAGCTGCGTTCCATCGTATAATACCACCGAAAGTGTTTAGACCAACGTTAATCTTAGGTGCGGTAATAGCATTGGACGCTTGAGGTTGAGTAGTAACTGCAGCAATAAAGGTTGTATTGATGGTTGGAGTCGCATTGGATTGCATGGGACCATCTGAATTGGGAGCAGCTAGAGCAGATGCACCGCCAGTCTGAGCAGTAGAGATCGGGATAAAAGCAAATGCGCCGATAGTTGATGCAGAAGCAGTCCCTGAAATCAAGATTTCGTTGATGTCCGTAACCTGTGTAGTAGACGAACCAACCATAGCCATATAGCCAGAGGTGGTTGCAGCAGTAGCTAAGGCAGTAGCTGGGAATGTAACACCAAAGGTGTTAAACGATCGTTTAGCCATTAATTTTCCTTAAGGTTTGAATAGAAGGTTAAATCTTCTTCTTGTTGTTGAATATAAGTTTTATGTACATAATCTGGTAATTTCATCGTTATTCCGCAATTGTCGCAAATGTACTTATTACATTTCTGACAATAGCTTCTTTCTCTCGTACGAAGAGGATTCATAATAACGACGGTACCACAATGAGAACAATGATTTGTCTTGGCTTCGAAGAGTTGACCTTCTCCAGCAGCTAAAGGACCATAACCGAGCTTCAGAGCTTCTTCTTCAGTGAATCCTGGAGAAGCTCTATGATCAATCATTAAATATCCTTCATGAATCTGTTTTTCTCTTGACAAACATTCTTCCTTCTGTTATAAATAGACAAATGAAAATAATAGTATTATTTATTATTTTGTAGTATTATTTATTTTGAGTGCATTATACCACAATTCCGTAACTTTGTCAAGTAAAATCGTACATAGAAGGAAATATATTTTTATGAGTGATAAACTGAAGATTCAACAAAAAGATATAGATCTCTTTAATTTCGATGAATATTGGAATTTCTTCCCGTATTCACAACGTGAAATAGATATTTCACAGAAAGATATACAAACAAACCTCCATGAAGACTACGATGCCCCGCCAAGCTCATTAGAAGGCCGCTGATGCATTATTTACATCACCCTGCTAGGGTAGTACCATCCCCATGTTTTTGAACATCCTGAGCCTTCCTAGGCGTAATATTGAAATTCCGTTCTCACGAAATCATTATTTGAATTTTTGCCGGGATTTTTACGGGACGGAATACATCCGCGGCCAAGACCCCCCGGCACCCCTTGGGAGGGGGTCGAACCACGTCAAGAATCTAAGTTGATAAAGTACACACCTCATAATGACGGACGATGCTGAATAGTATAAGCATGAACCGTCATAATCCTTTAGAATCCGGACGTATTACTCTGTATATTCTATTATTCTGAATATTCTATATATTATGTCTTATATTCATCATAAATAACTCTGATATTGATAGTATTATTCAGAATATTTACATGATTTGGTATTATTTATGTGAATAAATGATACTGTTGTATTATTTATATTAAGAAATAATAAGGAGACGTATTAAATTATTATGATGATTCTCGCAATAATAGTTATTGGTATTGTCATTGCATTTGTTGTCTATTATCTGTGGTTTGAAACTATTGGAAGTTTATAATTGATTGTTTATATTAAGTGTAAGTATTGCGGAATCGAATATGATCGCCGCAAATACTATTGTCCTGAATGCAAGCGCTCTCCGCATTGGAATGGATCACCTTAATCCTGTCATCACGCGCGCTCAATTGCCACAATGTTTATACGTATAAATCCATGCAGAGATTTATTTGTATAAACACTCAATGATTTCAATGAGTTAAGCCATGCAATTTGTGCATAGGCAAATAGATATTTATTTTGTATAAACTTCGAGACATTTTGTCGCATCATGGGTTAAGTGATTGACAAGCACGAAACACGCTTGCCACCGCCACTAAACTATGTTCTACTATATGTACGATCGAAATGGTTCGATCGGTAGAGAGTAAGTCAGATGGCACAAGACATATTCAATCAACCCGCGAAGAATGCGCGCAATCGCAAGCCTGATCCCAAGGACAGCACTGCGAGCGTCAACGAGCAGATCGTTGAGGCTAACGCACAACGTGACGCAGCGGACGCAAAGGGTCGCATCCTGCGTCCCAATCTGTCCGCGGAAGATAAGATTGAGGAGGAAAGCGCAACGGTCAAGAACCAGCGCGCGTATGTCGCCTCTATCGCCGCGAAGATCGGTCATGACGCGGCGTTCAAAGCGACGATGAAACATACCTTTGTGTCGCAACAGGATGTGGACTATGCGCCTATCGCTTACATGGCCCACATTCAAAAGCTTCTCTCTCATCAACAACTGTTGTCTCTGCCAATGGGTGGAACGACAGAGGAAGGCGTGAAGGGAACGAACGAACGCTTCGATAAGTTTCCGATCACTTACTTCGACAAGGTGGAACAGAAGAAACGCTCAAAGCAGACCAGCGTTTACCGCGAACTCGTTGAACAGACTGACGAAGGCAACGAGTGGGTCGAACGTACCCTCAATCTGAGGCGTGCCAAGAACAAGCAGGCGGACGCACCGCAGGAACTCAAAGGCAAGCGTCCCGTGTGGTACGAACAAGAACTCAACACG